GACCGTCTAGAAAAGCGCGTTGACGGATTATACGAACTACTTGCTGGAAAGAACAATGGATGACAACTGTAGCCAAGAAAGCCACACCTGCTGCCCTTGCTGTGCTTCGTCAAGCGACGGCATTAAAGCCGAAGCGCAAGAAAGCAGGCGATGGTCTTCTACCTTCTGCTGCTCATTTGAAACAGAGTCCTAACTCTGACCACAACACTGGTCTTGCAGTTGACTTAACTCATGACCCAGCAAACGGTATTGATTGTGCAGAAATATTTGAGAAGCTTAAGGAGGATAAGCGTGTTTCGTATCTTATCTTCAATGGTAAAATCTGGTCTAAGAAATATACTAAACAAGGAAACAGGCGATATACTGGGTCTAATTCTCATAGCAAGCATTTACATATTTCTATTAATGCCTCTGATTCTACAGATACTTCTCCCTGGTTTTGGTGGATGAATCAACCAAAGATTATTAATCAAGTTAAAGCAGCTATTGCTGCCGTGCCAGTAAAGAAAGCATACCCAGTAGAAGATACATCTAAATGCTGTAAGCACTGCCCATCTAAGAAGTAAAGGATAAACCGTGGCAACAAATAACAAAGACCTTGTTGGCGACCTACCGATAATTCTTAGCCAGTCTATTCCGACTGCTCTTGTTAGATACAAGCGTGAGGACTTTGCTGCTAGCTACGCTATTGGTAACACACCATGGTTGTCTGCTGCATCAGACCAGAATCGTATTAGTCGCATCACTACGACTTACCAGAAAGAACGTATTGACCAGGGCTCAACCGCTGGTGAAAACTCTTTGTCTAACTGGTGGTTACGGTCTGCAACTTCATGGCATCATGGTGCTGGTGAACGTTATTATGACGCAGACTCATCTGACCTATATAGATACTATGAGTCATACAACATAGATGTATTTTCAGATACTGGTTCTATTAAGTTATTGCCTAGAACTACACAGTTTTCAACAACAGCCATCACTGTTAAGCCAGCAACCGTAACCAACGGTGCATTCTATATCCAAAGTGGAAATGTTTTTTATTACAATGGCTCTACTAATACAGCAACATCAACATCTCTAGGCACTTCGATAGTCGCTCAGACTATAGCTAGTGATGGCAATAGTGCTTTGGTTGGAACCAATGATGGTGTCTACTCTGTTAGCACAGCCATGGCTGTAACAAAGATATGGGCTAAGCCAAACACTGCAACTACTTTTGAATCACAGGCTATTGGTTTTGTTAAAGACCGTATAGTTATTGGAGTTAAGGAAAACAATACCCAGTGTGTTGTCTATGAATTATCAAGGTTCCCAAACTCAACACCAGTAACAATTGGAAATACCGAAGAGCGTTATACATTCAAAGACCCTAGCCTTGTATGGAATACTGTCGGAGAACTTAATAGTGCAATCATTGTCGGCTATACGCTTGGCGCTATCTCAAGAGTTCTATCTTTCTCAATAGATGAAACATCTCCGCTGGCTGCAATTAAAGACCCAATCGTTATTGCCGAACTACCACGTGGTGAAACCATTAATCAGGTTCGTTCATACCTAAATGAGTTTGTCGTTATGGCTACGTCGGCTGGTGTTCGTGTTGGTAATCAATCAACTGATGGAACATCATTTACTTATGGACCGTTAAACGTAACTGGCGATGTTAAGGATGTTGCATTCACTGGAAGATTTGTTTATGCAACTAGAGCAACCACCATTAACGCTCGAAAAGGTTTATGGAAGATAGACCTTGGTCAGCCTATAGACAACGGTTATGCTTATGCATCCGACCTAGAAACAAATTCATCTGACGTTATTGGTCTTTGCTTTATAGGAATTTCTGCAAGAAAGTTTATGGTTGGAACATCTGGAGTATGGCTTGAACATGCTACAGAGCTAGCAACATCTGGAACAATTAGTTCTGGTTGGATTCGCTGGGGAACTGCAGAGAAGAAACAACCAGTATCTATTGCAGTCCGTTGCGCTGGTAGCGGTCAAGTAGGTTTTGCTGTATATGACCAAGAAGGCAATACAACATCAATTGATTCTATTCCACTTGTTGGAGCTACAGACTTTCAATTGTCTGCTGGTCTTCAACCTGCAGACCACTTTGAAATTAAACTAACTTTAACCAGAAGCACATCAGATGCTACTACTGGTCCATCGGTGGAAGAATGGCAGTGCCGTGCTCTACCAGCACCACTACGTTCTAGAACACTTACTGTCCCAATGCTATGTTATGAAGAGGAGCGCGACCCTAATGGAGTCACACGAGTATCAAACCCATGGGAGCGCATTGGTTATTTGGAACGCGTTGAACAAAATGGAGGAGCGGTATTATTCCAAGACTTTTCTTCAGGAGAAGAAAGAGTCTGCACTATCCGTGCTATTCAATTCGAGCAAACTGCACCTCCCTCTTTTGCAAAGGGGTTCGGTGGAATCGTAACTATTCAGTTGCAGACAATTGATACCGAACAACCTATTACATGATAGAACAAAATAAACTGATATCCCTGGTTAGTCCAGGTGAGCGCCACCCACTGGTAGCAAAGGTAAGAGTGGCGCTAAACATCGCTGGAGATGATGTGCTAGATGCTCCCTTAGCTGAAGTGCTTAAAGGTTTGCAGCATACGCTTTCCATTCCAGCAGTCGGGTGCATCAACTTAGCCACGCTGGATGCGCTCGCAGTAGCTCCACCTGAATGGTAGGGAGCCAGAAAGAAAGGGGGAACCATAACGGTTCCCCCTTCTTTTTGTTTTTAATCTGCTGATTTATCCCCATCAACTATTCGATGAGCCCAATCCAATGCAGCATTCCAACCCTCCCAGTATTCATTTTTTTCTGGTTGTTTAGCTGCGTCTAATCTTTTATGAAACCTACTGATGTGAATATCAAACAGGTTCTTAAACCTTGTAAAGAATTCATCGTCATTCATAATCCTCCGTCCGACCACGGCTTGCCATCAGGCAAGCCTTTCCCGCCCTCCACCCCTCAACCCTATCATAAACTCGGTTAAAAATATCTCGGCGTGTCCTGCACGATTTGTCCGAGTTGGAGATATAAACTATGCACATGAGTCAACTACCCCCACACCGTTCATACAGCCAATTGTCTACTTGGCAATCTTGTCCACAAAAATACTACCTCAGCAAAGTGGCTATGGTTCCAGAGAAGCCCGCAGTATATCTTGCTGCTGGTTCCGCAGTCCATTCCATGCTGGAATGGCTGAACCATGAGCTCTACAGAACCCAACAAGAATCTAATTGACCAGCGGGGAATACCCAGCAATGAGTGTATTAACTGTGGTTCTAATATTCAAATCGTCCGTGCCATCTTCCAAGACTATGAACTGGTTATGTGGTTCACTGATTCATTCTGTGCCACATGTGGGTCGCCGATGACTACACCTACACCTATTGATAATCCAGACTACATACCGAGAGAGAATGATGGCGATGAATTTAACTGAGAAATGGCTTGACGTATTTAACGAATCTGTTAAGATTACTGAAGAACAGTCAGGGATTCCTAGCACTGAATGGAAGACAGCAGGTCGCAAGACAGCTGCTCGTCCTGATGGGGAAGACCTAGCGTTCTGGCAGAGCGATGGACTTAAGCAGGTTGAGGGTTACCAGAAATGGTATGCTCAGTCTGGTTGGAAAATCGCAACCATGCCTGACGGTCGTCCTGGCATCGAGTGGGATGCAAGTGTGCATTTCGGAGGCACACCTGTCCGCTTTGTCATTGATATCGTTTACCAAGTGGGGGAAGATTTGGTAATTGTAGATTTCAAGACTGGTGCTAGGACACCGTTTGGTATGATTCAAGCTGGTTTGTATGCCAGCGGTATTGAAAAAATGTATGGCATTCGCCCTAAGTGGGGCGCTTTCTTTATGACACGCCAAGGTCAACTCGATGACCTCTTTGACTTATCTCACCTAAGCATGGATTATTTTGATTATGTATTTGGTGCAATGAATGACTCCGTGTCTAGCGGTTGGTTCCCACCATCTGTTGGGGAAAACTGTAAGATGTGTTCATTCCAAGAAAAGTGTCCAGCAATGGGCAGCAAAGATTTCCCACTACAAATACCTACAAAGGGGAAAGAAAAGGAGAAGAACTAGATGACTGAATCTACGTTCTCATACACTGGCAAACTGAATGGACAGGACTTGTTTACCGTTCGCGGTCAAACAGTTGCTGAATTCAAAGCAAACCTAATGGCAGCAGTTGAGGCAATCAACGAAGCGCAAAGTTTGCAAGCGTTGCTAGTTAACCGACCAACTGGTGGTGCTTACGCACCTAATATGGAGCAAGCTATTCAGGCTCTCCAAGATGCTGGCATGAATCCTCAGCCAGTGTCGTCATCACCTCAATCAATTGAGGTAGTCAAAGATAAGTATGGTAACGAATGGACATATGGACATCCAGATGCTCCAGACCTACCAGACGGTCGAGGCAAATACGCTAAGAAGAAGGGCGTATCAAAGGCAGGCAAGGCTTACGTTGGTTGGTTTGACCCAGCCAAGGGACCAAAGCCATTTAAGCCTGGCGTTGCCGAAGCAGAAACTATCTGGACTAAAGGCTAACAATGCGTTCACTATTGCAAGTAGTGGGTGTGGAGTCACCTGCTGGTAAGCAATTACCAGAGGTGCTCCCCGCTCTTACCGCTAGTCAAGTTGCCTTCCGTCAGGCTCAGCTGCATTTAATTGCAGGTCAGCCAGGTGGCGGTAAGACACTACTTGCATTGTGGTATGCCATCGCTTCTAAAGTTCCAGCGTTATATATCTCAGCGGACTCTGATTCCCGAACAATCGCAACTCGTGCAGGTGCAATCATCATGGACAGAGAAGTGTCTGACGTTGAGAGAATCATGGATACTGAAGCCAGTGTTCTTCTTGAAGATGCATTGGCTGAAGGTGCAGGACATGTTCGGTTTGCCTTTGACCCAGCACCCTCATTACAAGACATTGAGGAAGAGGTTGAAGCGTGGATTGAACTGCACGGTTCTGCACCTGTAGCGGTGTATGTTGATAACTTAATGAACGTCGCTTCATCAAGCGACAACGAGTGGACAGCATTGCGTGATGCAATGTCTGCATTCCATTATATGGCACGTGAATATGAAACTGCATTTATTGTTCTTCACCATGTTTCGGAGAACGAGAAGATGTCTAAGCCAAACTACCCAGCGCCACGTAAAGCTCTGATGGGCAAGGTTGCAGCTCTCCCAGAATTAGTTTTATCTGTGGCGCTGGATAGCGCTGCTAATGTTTATCGTGTAGCCGTCGTCAAGAATCGTCATGGCAAGGCTGACCCTAACGCTGAAGAATACATAACACTTGCAGCAGAAGCTAGCAAGATGACTCTATACAACTCATCGACTGAACTATTCAGGGCTAGGACGATGAGCCAATGGAAGTAACAAAGTCTAGTTTTGATTTAGATTTCTCCTACGGACATGAAGGAGAAAAGCTTGTTGAACAACTCTTAACCAATGGTAAGACTGTTGAAGTAAAGCGTGACCGCAAATGGCATAAGACTGGAAATGTTTACATTGAAGTTGAATGCTGGTATCTTAAATCCGAATCTTGGGAACCGTCTGGTTTATCAGTAACGCAAGCTGATTACTGGGCGTTTGTATTAGAGGACATGGTTATCATGCTTCCTACTAATAGCCTAAGATACGCAGTAAGAAATTTCGGTCATGAAATAACTTGTGATATTCCCCCGAATAAAAGCAAGGGTTACTTAATAACAATTGAAAACTTATTGGCAACAACCAAGTTGTTGAGAGAGGGTAATCGTAATGAAGTTTCCAGACCTAACCAGGGGGTTGTGTAGAGAAATCGGTGTTGAGTTTTTCTTTCCTGAAGAGGAGGGAAGTGGCACAGATATATACAGGTTCTCACGTAAGATATGTGATAGTTGCGTGGTTAAGAATGAATGTTTGGAATGGGCGGTAAGGCACGAAGCTCATGGAATGTGGGGAGGAACCACGCCAATGGAGCGTAGACAGATTAGACGGCAAAGAAATATAATTATTCAAGAAGTCTATGTAAAGGATTATGTATGAAAAAGTTTAACTCGATAGAGGTAAGATTATTTAAGTCAGTTTGGTTTCACTTTGGTTATAGCTTTAGTAGGTTTGCAGTAGGCTTTAGTATTGATAGATGGTCTTTTAATCTAGACCTTGGACCATTCTGGATTTCGATTGAACGCTAATGACCACACCATCCAAGCGCAAAGGTTCACAATACGAACGTGATGTAGTTAAGTGGCTACGTTCAATGGGTTACCCATGCGCTGAACGCGCATACGGTGCGGGTAGACATGATGATGTCGGTGATATTGATGGCATCAATGGTGTTGTTATAGAATGTAAGAATGAAAAAGCAATTAGAATTCCCCAGTATCTAAGAGAGCTGGAGGATGAGATGACGCATGCCGATGCAGAAACTGGCGTTGTGTTAATTAAGAAGCGTGGCACATCTAATATCTCAGAGTCGTATGCAGTAATGCCTGCGGAACTCTGGGTCAATCTGCTAAAACAGGCAGGTTACAATGGACATCAGTGAAGCTGTGACAGAGTTTCACAAAATGAAAAGAGGTAACTATGCGGTTAATGCTAGTGACACTAGTTGGAACAATGCTGCCAATAGCAGCACCAGCTCATGCATTATCACCACAACTTACAGTCGAGAAACGATTATCCGTAATCGCGGACAAGAGGGACCGAGTGGAGTTTGCGATAGCGCAGTTCACAAACAACAAACGCGAGGCTCAGTGTGCGATTCAGATTGCATACAAGGAGAGCCGATACAACGAGGACTCACTCAACAAATCGAGTGGAGCTCGTGGAGTATGGCAATTACTATGGGCAAAACCAGGGTGGTCATTACTCAAACAAACACAGGAAGCACACGACTACGTGCTCCATCGTTACGACACTTGGTGCGAAGCGTATAGGTTCCATCAGGAAAGGAATTGGTATTAAGAAATGAATCAGCCTGAGTTCCTGCAAGCAGTGTTCAGTCATTATGGATTAGACCTACCACTTGGTGGGGAGAAATCCATACTCTGTCCTATACACGATGACTCTCACAAATCTGCTTCAGTGAATTCAGACAAGGGTGTCTGGGTATGTTATGCATGCAACGGTCGTGGTTCTGGTATCCACATAATCATGGCTCGTGAAAACTTAACATACTCAGACGCTCGCAAATGGGCTGAAAAAAATATAGGCAAGGAGTCTAAGAGCCCAGCTCCCTCACGTGGACGCAAGTCGAGTAGTAGGTGGACTCCCCCTAGATTGCGGTCAGTTCGATGACAACAATCATTGGTATTCAAGAACCAGACGGCTGCTTAATTGCAGCCGATAGTAGAACTACAACCGAGAAGGGTCGCCCTTACTCACATCCAATCGTAACTAAGATTACTAAACGTGGTAAGTTTTTAATTGCTGGTGCTGGGACGACCCAACCATGCGACATAATCCAACACATATGGAAACCACCAGCTATACCAACCAACACCAAAGATGTTTACCACTTCATGATTACAACTGTAATCCCAAGCATGCGTGATTGCTTGAGAGATAATGGATTTATCCATGATGAGA